TTTCTAGTTAAAGAACAAAAAGTTTTGATCCTTGCACTCGAGTCTCAAGATCAAAAACAGGTACTAAACGCTATTCTGAATTGCATCGATGCATGCGTTGAGAATATTGACATAAAAAAATTAGCGACATTCGATGTCGAATACGTTTTTACAAAGATTAGATCAAAGTCTGTAGGTGAAACAACAGACGTAAATTTATCATGTACTAAGTGTGATGAATATACACCAGTAAAAATAAACCTTGATAATATAAAACTTGAAGATGACATAAGCCTAAAGAAAAAACATGTTAAGCTTACTTCAGATATTACTGTTGAATTAAAATATCCTACATACAATGAATTTTTAAACACTAAATCGATTCATGAAGATACTATAACTGCAAATATGATTTACGAAATGATGGCAGTATGTATCTCAGCAGTCATAATTAATGATGAAGAAAGAATTGAAATAAAAGAAGAATCTGGACAAGAAGTTGAAAACTTTATTAACTCATTAAATACAGATCAATTTGAGATGATAAATGATTTTGTTGAATCAATTCCAAAAATATCTATGAGTGTTGATTTTACTTGTGAATCATGTGATCAAACAAACACCAAAAAACTGGAGGGTCTAAACGATTTTTTTTCCTAAACCTTTCTCATGAAACACTTGAGAATTTTTATCAGACTAATTTTCAATTGTTACAAAACTTTCAGTATTCGTTATACGATTTAGATCATATGATACCGTGGGAAAGGGAAATTTATCTGTCAATGCTTTTGGATCAGTTAAAAGAAAGAGAATCACAGGCTAATGCTTAGATGGCAATAACAATTACACCTACTGGCAAAACTGGAATGGATGTTGGTTTATCTGACATCGCTTCAATATTATCTGAGCAAAATCAGGTTCTAGCACAAACGGCAATTGCTCAACAAAAACTTACTTCAAGCTTTACATCATATCTTAAAATGCTTAAAGGCGATAAGATGGATGATTTGCAAGATGAAAGAAGAAGCAATCAAGAGGCTAAGGCTCCTGTTGGTAGTAGTAGCATGAGAAATATGATACCGACCAAAGCCGGCATATTTGATTATCTTAAATCATTTCTAAAGAGACTAGTTCCTATTGCTCTTGGTATTGTATTCGGTGATGATTTATTAGATGCTATTAAACCCAGGATTGAAGGATTAATAGGCACAGATATTAGCGACGAAGTGATGAGTGTAATAACAGGTGCTGCAGGTGGAAGTCTATTAGGATTTTTGTTTGGTGGAGTTAAAGGTGGTTTATATGGTCTTGCAATTGGCGCTCTTACAAGCAAAGGTGCGCGACAGAAAATAGCAGATGGTTTAAGTGCAATCTTTAACAGAGAAATTAAGGCAGATGATTGGGAAGCTTGGGCAGGGTCAGCCGGAGGTTTAGCCGCTCTTTATTTTACACCATCACTATTGAGTGGAGGAATGGCATACGCACTGAGTGGAAAGGTTGAGAAGACATCCGGTGGAAGGTATAGAGATAAAAAGACCGGTAGATTCTTAAAGCCTTCATTGGCTCAAAAGTTCAGAGCAGGATTTGGCGGTAACGCAGCTATGGCAGCAGGTGTATTTGCCGTAGGTAGCGCAATGTCTGGAATTATCGGAGGTCAGCTCGGTGCAGAAGCAGGTGGATTAGCTCAGGATGTAACAAACGCTGCAGCCTTTGGAGCTATGTTTGGTCCTAAAGGAATGCTTATTGCTACTATTGGTATGTTAGCTGTTAAAGGCGGTAGTGCAATTCTCGAACATCTACGAGGCATAAATGATAAATTAAAAAATAAATCATTTGAAGAAGCTGATGCACTTTATGAAGAATATCAAAAAACCGGTGACAAAAGTATTCTAGCAGCCGGTATGGAAAAACTTGGTAGAGCACAGAAAGAAGCTGAGTTAGCGGTTCTAAGAGGAGAAACAGAACACCAAGCCGACTATGAAAAATATACAAGAATAATGGGTGAAGCCGGTAGAACTGGTCAAAAGCAAGAAGATCTAGCTAAGTCAGATGCAGCAAGCGGTACACTTGCTTTTGCTCTTGATAGAGCATATCAAATGGCAATGGAAAAAAAGAGTGGGGATGCAAAGGCAATTGATTTCCAAGAGTCATTGTTAGGTATAGCTACGGCATCAGGTGTCTCAGAGGAAGTAAGAGCTGGGATTGTTGATGATCTTCCAGGTGTAACTCAAAGATTAGTCGATAGAAAAAACTCTTCTATGAGTCAAGTATCACCATCATCTGAAGCTGTTGCTTCTATGAGTAAATATGGAGCTCGATCGTCAGGTAATACAATCGCTCCAGTAGATGCAAGTAGTACAAACGTTGTAACAAATAATAGCTCCTCCCCAATGGTATTACCATCAGGAGGGAGCCAAGATACTTCGGATAGCAAAAGAGCTATGCTTTTAACTACGACTGGACTTTAGTCGTCATTTGCCAATTTAGCAAAATAAGACATCGTATCATCGTCATCAACTGAATTCATTTCAGCCGCTGTGACTGGCGCTGCAGGAGCAGACACTGGATCAGGCGTTGGTGCAGGTTCATTTACAGCATTCATTTGCTGTACAGTCGGTGCACCAAAGTCTGCTTCTTCACCAAGAACTCTCATCAACTTTGCTTTGAGCTCGTCATATGATTTGTAGTTCTTTGGATCTGTAAAGTCACTGACTGTATGTAGTTGATTATAGACTGATTCCAATTTGGATTCGTCTGACTCATAGAGTGCAGATGGGCTTTCAAACTCTGACTTATCATAATTACGATATCCTTCAACATTACGAATTTTTAATTTAAAGTTAGCACCATCCCAGAAATCAAATGGATTCACTGGTGTTTCATCTGCAAATGATGGCTGCATTACATCCATGATCTTGTCAAAGATCTTCTTACCAAACTGATAAAGGAATACCTTACCTTCGTTCTGAGGAGCCGATGGGTCACTCACAACCAAGATGTTAGTTACATAATGGAGTCGGCGCTTTTGTGTCCTTGCTCGGTCTTTGTCTGACTCGATGCCAGAATTCCAGAGCTTTGAGTTGAGTTCGCCAACTGGATCAGGTTGACCAATAGAAGTAAGGCTGTTTTCGATATACCATAGACCGGTTGGTCCTTTGAATCCATGGTCCCAGTATCTGACCCATGGTAAGTCTTGTCCTTCCATTGCTGGGAGGAATCTGATGACTGCATATCCATTACCTGCTTTATCTACGGTTGGTTTCCAAACACGTTCATCAGTATAATTTTTCTTTTCACCGCCTCCGCCTGTGGCTTCAGCTGCTTGAACGAGTTTAGAGATTTGATCGCGATTACGCTTAAGATTTTCGAATGACATTATATTATCCTTATTAACTGTAGTATGTCTGTATTATAACATATTATTGCTGTATTGTACATCTATTTATATTCCCTTTATTCAAAAAGAGTATTATCAATAGAATTAGTTTTAGGCAAGAAGTTAAGACCCATAGCCTCTGCTTCAAGTTTATCTTTAATCACTGGTGAGATAAACTTCTTTACGTCTTCTGGTTCGATATCATTGCTTTCACAAACCAGTAGAATTGCTTCCATATAGCCAATTGATTTTTCAACAACTTGAAGTTCAATCAGCTTAGAAAACTTTGCTTTATTTAAGAACTGATCTTCTACTTTTTCACTCATCTATCTATTGCCCTTAGTAAGATTGTATCTTTATTTAGTCTACCATTTGGTACACTCTGTTTGGTGGTAAGTGTAGACCATTCCTTATCAATTTGTTTCGGTGTCTTGTTTAAAACGATAGGAATAAAGTCATCTGGCTTCCGAAGTTTGATAGTGCGGCTACTCACTTGATCAAAGTTCTTAATAGAAGTACCAGAGACTTCAAACCCAGCGGTGGCTTGTGTAACATATTCAGTTAACATACGAGACTTGACATTAAAGGTGTACAACCTCATCTTGCCTATGATTTGTATTGGCGGTATTGAGGCCAATTTGAAATCATTGTCTTCTGTCTTGTACTGAAGTTTAGCCACTTGTTTGTCAGCAGCACGAGGAGCTTTCACACGAATCTTACGAGTCGCTTTCGCCGCTGACTTAAGACGATCAAGATCGGAGAGCATGTCTTGACACGCCTTGATTCGGTGGTTGAGTTCTGGTCTTTTCAAATGTGAGTAACCTTCAACGGCATCAGGACAACGCTTATGATAGGCATCTTCATAGTCTAACAACCATCCCTCAACCACCTCACGAACTGAGGTCGTTGCTGACGCTGGCAGTCCATGTTTCTTAAAGAGAGCATATAGATCAATAGTCTCTTTATTACCTTCAATCCACTGATCTTCAAGATCAAGTATATCTTGCATGATAGTGGATGAAACTTTATTCTGAAGTCTTTGCATCGGCGATAACGATACAACACTAGCAGAGTCTTTTATCCGCGCTTCTTTCTCAAAGTAAAGAGGCTTGCCAACTTCAATGAGTTGATCGATATACTTATGAAGAGCATTCTTCCAGTATTCTACACGATCGTTTGTTTCATTGCTATGAGTAAGAAAAGCTGCTGTACCACAATGATATGCTAATGACCAGAATTTATATTCAGGACATGAATTGACGTATTTCATATTGTCCTTTGACTGATTTGCTTTAATATAAGATTTCAGTGCAGATACTAGATCTTTACGATCGATCTCATAATGAAAATAAGAATGAACTGCATCGATACCTCTGTCGAAAGGTGCAGCTGCGGTACCGGTTCTGCGGCGAACTGGAACTTTTTTCTTTTTACGTTTTACCATTGGCATGATAACTCTCCTAGATAATTGTAGCCTAATCTATTATATCACACTTTTGTGTATTTGTACACAGTTAATTTTGGAGCGGGTACGGGGAGTCGAACCCCGATCTTCAGCTTGGAAGGCTGTCATAATAGCCATTATACGATACCCGCAATCTGATACACATGATGTGTATCTATACACCACGTCTTGACCATTGCACCCAGCTTCAGTTTAGCCACGTCTCATTGTAGCAATTTCTTTTGCTGCATTACTATCTTTACGAATTGGAACCATATTTGATTTATGCAATGTACCAATACCAGCTAACTCATCACCAGTATATTGTTTAGCAGTCTTTGCATAACCATTACCAACTTTATCTGATGTTGGTGCAATTGGTTCACTTACTTTGTAATTCGGCATTGAAGCACGGTACGTAGAACCTTTTTGGTAACCTACGCGTTGTAACAACGCAGCCATCTTACGTTCTTCTTCAAGAACTGCGGCAGTCTTTTTCTTTGACTTACGTTTACGAGTATTAAGTGATGTCATACCACGAACAAGATGCATAGTCATTTCCAATGGTGCCCTTTCGATGTCATTTCATTAATACGTTCTTGAAGATAGCGGCGAATAATTTTTTGCTCTTGAGTATACGATATGCTTTCTGGAAACGCACAAAGAACTTTCATACGCTCAAGCTCGCCTTCGAATACACGAACCGCCATTATACGGTCACTTGACATATTTGCAATCATAACATACAACTCATAAAGCTAGTGACAATATCTGGACGAAATAACATTACGCAGACGCCAATAATAATCCCGAACAATAATCCCCACATTAGTTCCAATCCTTATCCATTGAAACTGTATCGCGCATGCGATCACCGTAATATTTTTCAGCGTACTGTGGAGCATCTGTCCAAGCATGGATGTTGTGTGTATCATACTTATCGAAAGATGCTGTTTCAGTCTTACGAACACGTTGATTACGATTTAACTTTTTTGTGAAAGCTTTAGAATGACGACGGATAACAGCTAGACGTTGTTTCTGTGTCATATCTTTTGTGATATTCATTTGTGCCATAATAATAAACTCCTCAGAAATAATAGCTCTATACTATTATATCATACTTTTCACGTATTGTACACAATTAATTTCACTTTTTTAAAAAAAAATTAAGATTGATAAATTTTTCTTAACATATCCTCGAACTGATCGACCTTATCGATACGATTAGGCCATAGGATATATTCCTTTTCAGGATTTTTCTTTAAGTTAGTAAGCAAAGGCTGAATAGCATTATATAACTTATCAAGCTTTTCTTGAGTGTTTAACGCATTTGCTCCTAAGGTTTCTGCTTTTGCAGATACTTCTTGAACTGCTTTGAGCTCTGACTCATCAACAGCGGTGAAACCAAAATCAAACATATCATCAGACATGTTCTCTCCTCCATACAGCGTAGTTAACAAATAGCATATAGCCAACTATAAACCAAAATATGCTACCAACAAATATTGATTGTGTTATCATCCATGCTGATATGGAACATAGGATATAATCACCGATGTTTATTTTGGGCGTTTTGTTTGCTTGTAGCATACGTATTCATTCCCGATTGGTGTAATGATAGGCATGGACTTTGCATTTGAATCAGGTGCACGACACTCAATTTGTTCCCAACACCCATAACCTAATTTTACCCA